CTCTTTCTCTTTGTCTTTTTATTTCTCTTTCTATAACACCTTCAGGTTTAACACCTGTTTTACCTGCTCTTCCAGAATATAAATGTCTGGGTTGTCCTACTCTCCCAGGTGTCATAGAAAGTCTCCTATTAGCGCCTCCTACCTTCTTCTTACTAATCCTTACATTTTTCTTCTTATTGGCTCTTTTACTTTTTGAATTTTTAGAAAATTTAGAAATTTTAGAATTTAATTTTTTAGTTCTACCTATTAATATAAATTTAGATTTTATATGAGATATTGTCGTCTAAATACTAGAAATAAAATAGAAAGAGCATTAAAAGTATGGAAACGGATAACACAAGCAACGAGTTTTCTAGTGATAGCAGTTCCAATAACATTAATAATAGCCTTGTAAATGTAAATATTCCTGGTAGTATTAATAGTCCACCTATATCTTTCACAGAAGAAGGAGTAGAAAGTTTTGAAAGCGTAGAAAGCAACGGAAGTCCTGGTGAACTGAAAGTTCCTATTAATAGCGTTAGAATGGATTTTAAACCAAGAGCTCTACCCACCATCCCCAGTAGTAGCAATAGCAGCCATGTAACTCGTATATTCTCTGGCACTTACGTCTACCCTGAATGGGTCACCAAAAAACACTATAAATTCTTTAGAAGACTACAAAAAAGACTTAATAAATTGAAATATATTCATAGTCAAGCATCCGTCTACTACGAAAGTAGAAACTTCTACATATTCGCCCCTAGTATAACAATAACCGCAGTATCAAGTATCGGAAGTTTTCTTTCAACCGCAAGTTTTATTAGCGAAAATACCCAAAATATGTTCGGTATTTCCGTTGGTGTTCTCGCAAGCGCATCTGCTATGCTACAATCTCTTGCTTCTGCCTGTAAATATAACGTTAAAGCCGAAGCACATCGCACCGCAGCCGACCAATACGATAGACTTTTAACTAGACTTCAATTTGAAATGGAAATGCCTAATGAAGAGAATTTCATCGACGACTTTGAAAAAGAAATATTAGACGTTCAAAATAAATGCAACTATTTTCCACCCCAATTCATTATTGATAAATACCCTGGAGAAGCCGATGGCGAAATACTCCCTAGAAACATAAGACATAATGATAGTATCGCTTAATTCTTCTTATTTTCCTTGGGATATAACATACTACTTTTACTAAGAAGCATAGCAAGGATGACTACTACAAATACTAAGTAGAAATATGGGAGTTCCCCCGTGTAATACCAATATCCTAGTATTAATAAATTACTTATTAATCCCGATAAAACATCACCTATCGAATTCTGCAAATAATCATTATCTAACTCCCGCAATTCCGGCTTAACACGTGGATTTATTATTGGACCTAGGCTGTCTATTACTACTCCCTCTATACTTATTCTCGATGTATTACCCAAATACTCTTCTATGACATGAACTAAAGTTAATACTAGAGTTAATATTAAAGAATACTTAAGTGATTTAATTCCAAATAAGTGGTGGAAAACTAAGAAAAAGAATCCCTGCCAATAAAAATGATGTATACTCCACCAATCAAATAGACACGCTGAATCTGGATTCCCCCATTTTATATAACAATTTTTAGGATTTAATTTAAAACTACGCACTTCCATATATAACTATACTCTATTATTTCTTTGACTATTTTCTATTTAATGAAAGAATTCTAAGGAACAAATTGATAATATCTAAGAATATTGAGAATGACTCGCGGATATAGTCCGCAATCTTACAAGCCCTCGCTCTAATCTGAAGCCTTTTTGTATCATATAATAGGAAACCCATAAATAACGCGATGAAACCATAAGCAGCACCTTTATATAACCACTTATTTTTAACTAAATACTTCTCTCTAAAAAACAATAGGGCACTCGCTTCGAATATTATTCCCGCTAGAAGTAGGAAAAAAAGAATAGGACCCATCTTTAAACTTATCCATTCTGGCTTCCAAAATGCTATGGCTGTTAACGCCAATACAAGTAAACCTGTAGTAAGCATCGCGTTTGAAAGTATCCCTTGGCTAGTATATTTAACTAGTAAACTTAATTGAAGTGCGAATAATAGTAGAATTACTAGCCATACAATATGCTTCATAACCATCTTCATCTTTGTGTCTGGAACTATGAAATTTAATGATATAACTAATCCTAATAATACTAGGAAAAGTGCGAAGTAAGCCATACCTGTTAGCCTAATAGATACATTATTATCGTTTATTAGTGTTATTAATAATGATAACAAGATAAATGAAAGAATAACATAGAGATATGTATTCATAATATACTTCTGGCAAGTAAAGGTCCCGGTTTTCTTATTAATGGAATATTTAAATACTAGTAAAAGTATCGCAATTAATGATAAAACAAATCCAATTAGTGCCTTGTTCATGCTAATGGTATATAATAAATTAATAAAATAATTAAGAGAAGTATAGACTGTCTAAATATATTCTCGCTACACTTGAAACAAGAGCTCGATTACTTATCTTTTGTGATGTTCCATAAATACTTCCCCCATCTTCTGGTGCTACTTCTGTAAATTCCTTTTTACATTTTTTAACAGCCTTTTTTACATCTCTAATAAACTCTTGTAGTTTCTCTCTTGAACAGTTTGCCTCTGTAATACAAAAATGTAAACTACTTGGAAACTGAAGTGGATTTAAATTCCACCCTAGTTCCTTTAATACATTATTTACTGCATATATATCAAAATTAGGTGTGTTAAACGCTACAACATTCACTAACTTATCTGGATTTCCAAAAACTGATACTTCATCTATCTTCGATAACTCCATCGCTAGAAATCTTGTATTCATTACTATTTCATTCGCCATAAAAGTGTAATAATCGCTGCCTCGTGAAAGCATAGTAGCCCAGGTAATCGCTATTATACTTCCTGGCCTTGAACCTAGGAGAGTATTTGTAGCATATATACCACCACACCAGTTCGAATATACAAAATACTGGCTATTGATATATTTCTCACTATTATACATTACTATTGAAACACCCTTCTCTGTTAATCCGTATTTATGAAAATCAGCACTAATACTAGTTATTCCTTTCATAGAAAAATCATACTTGTCTTCCAACCCCGAAAAAGTATTTAAAAATGGCAATATAAAACCTCCCAAACATGCATCCATATGAACAGGTAATTTATAAGTCTCAGCTATTTTACATATTTTCCTCATAGGGTCTATCTCACCGTGTGGAAAACTTGGAGCACTCCCAACTAGTAAAATTGTATTCTCATTAATCTGGCTCTTGTAATATTCTAAATCTAATTCACTACAGCTACCAACAGTATTAAATTCAATAGGAACTTTCCTTATTTTTATACCTAAGCAATCACAAGCCTTATCAAATGCGGGATGTGCTGTCTCTGGAACTATTATCTCTGGATAAGGTTTCTTGAAATAATCACGATACGCCTTACACGCTAAGAAAATACTCTCTGTTCCTCCACTTGTTATACTTGCCTTACTACCTATTGGAGCATTATACAATTTTAATGTGTATCTAATAACCCAGGTTTCTATACTTCGCAAAGTAGGGAATATATCTGGATGAAGAGGATTTGTCTTATAATACATAGAAAAAACACTATTAACTAATTCATTTGTATTTTCATTATCATTACTATATATAGTTCCACTTACTCGGGATTTATTCACTATGGAATTTTCCCATTTTTTTAATCTAGTTAGTGATTCCAATATATATTCATTACCTATAGACCTATTAGGTAATATACTTATTGGTATTTTATTGTCTAATAAATCAACTATCTTTGTATTAAATTGAGTCATTTCCGCTCTTAGTGTATCTCTAGTATCTCTTAATTGTTTATCGGTTTCTTTTGATACTGCGGGAAGAAGACATAACATTCTAAATCCTAATTGAATTTGATTTTGAAAAAGTGCACAGAAATTTATATGTTTTGAAAAGAATACTAGAGTTTTTAATGTTCTTAAAGAATTTAATACACCATTCATATTTCCTCTTAAATTGTAAATGAAACTAGCTAATAGAACTCCTTGGACAACATTATTTGACTGAATAGACTGAATAGACTGAATAGACTGAATAGACTGAAAAGAAAAATTCATTACAATTAGATTAAGATTACATTAGGAAATAATAATAGGAATTAATCGCTATCAGCAAGAAATTCAAAGTCCTGTGCCGATACTTTTGGTTTCTTTGATTTTTTTGGTGTATCCAATTCCTTTCCATTCTGGTCAAAGGTTCTCATATTATATTTATTCTTTTTATAAAACTTAATTCTTTTTAAACCTTGCTTTGGAAACATCGAAAACTCGTCAACTAAATCAATTACCAGAGGTGTGAATTTCCGGTCTTTTGCCTCTTGCCTCAAAATACGACCTACTGCCTGCTCTATATTACTCTTTGGTGAAGCCAAAACAATAGTATCCAAGGGCTCACGACAATCAAAACCCTCACTTGCCATAGCAAATGTTCCAAGAATAATTGTATCCTTCTCTGTTTTCTCTAATTCCTCTTGTTTCATGCCTCCTAGATAATATCCTACTGTGTATGGAACTGGAAAATCTGGATTGAATTTACGATACTTCTCGAATTCATCCTTAATAATACCCAAATGGTTCTTTCGGTCAGACAAGAGTAGGATTTTACGTCCCTCTAATACACAATCCATTACTAGTGTTATTATAAGATTTACTCGAGGCATAAAACTACATATATTATTAATCATTAGAGGCAAGTTGGGCTTCTGCATAACATTACATAACTCTTTACTATACTCTGGATTTTCATCGTAATATCTATATAACATTACATCTACTGTTTCCTGCTCCCTCTTTGTAATTTTGAAAATTATATCACCCAAATACCAGCAAAACACCTTTGTTAGGCCATCCTGTCGAGTAGGAGTTGCCGAAAGACCCAAAGTAAAAGGAGTATTCGTTTTAAGCAACGCCCTAGAAAATACCTCTGCTCCCAGATGATGGCATTCATCATATATAACAAGACCAAATCCCGCAAATGTCTCTTCCGGATATTCTATCATAGAAATACTCTGTAGCAGCCCAATAACAATCTCGCAATTTTCCTTATTAATTACATTACGCTGGATTTTACCAACTTTCACGTCCGGAAGAAACTGCTCTATACGCTCTTTCCACTGATTCATTAAAAACTCTTTGTGAACAATTACTAGTGTTTTCTTTCCCATCTGCGCTGCTAAATATAAGGCTAATACTGTTTTGCCATATCCACATGGAACACTAATAATTCCTCCACCTGTTTGCCGTCCCTCTGTTGCTTCTGTGAATGCCTTTACTATAGGCAACTGCTTATCTTTCAACTTTCCAGTAAATTCCATAGGAGCATCTTCTCCTGGGTCAATCTTTATTGTCTTTGGTGGGCCAAATTCCTTTATCCCATAAAACCTAGGTAGATACAACTTTCTCTTACTTTCAGAGTAAACAGCAAATGCTGGAGCCTCGTTTCCATAATTTGTATTTGTAAAAGGCTTAACTGTTAAATCCTTTCTTATCTTTGTTATCTCACTACTAGTAAGTTCTTCTTTGAGAACCGAATATCCATTATTACCTATTGATGTGGATTTCATAGTAGAATACTAATATAAGATATAGGTAAGTTTTTATATCAATTTTATAGAAAAATAAAAAATAAAAATGTAGTATGTATTTATAAAATGAACGCTTTAGAAAAAGTCTTAAAAGGTAAGAAATTGTCCGTTGTATTCTTAGTATTGGCTGTCCTTGTTGCCGCTGTTGTAGTTCCAAATCTCCCAGGAAATGTTGTTGGTGTTTTAGATAACACCGCTGTAAGAATTATGGTTATGGTCCTTATTGTTGGTGTCTCTCTCGTTGACCCAGTTAAGGCTCTTCTTCTTGCCATTATACTCGTAGTAGCACTCATGAAATTAATGGCTGTTAAACGTAAAATGAACGGCAAGGTTAATGAATTAACTGATGTAAGCGATGAAGCCAGCGATGAAGCCAGCGATGAAGCCGGAGATGAAGCCGAAAACGCATTCGATGAATCAGAAGAACCTGAATCAGCCTTTAATACAACTGGAATAGAAGCTAACGATATTAACGTTCCAGCTGAAAGCGAACTCTTAAACGACGAACTTAAATTCAACGAAAACGTAAGAAACTCAGAAAATGAACCAGTCGTTCTTGGAGATGTTCCAACCAGCAGCGAAAGAACACACACAGTATTCAACGCTCAGCCATACAATAATGGTACAGAACGTGCCGAAGCAAACCTATCCGTAACAGTAGACCGCGACGCAAAACCAAACACAATTGTAATCGGTAGTCTTCTCAACGAAGGTTTTGAAAACCCAACAGAAAAGAGCTCTTTAAATAATAACTCAGTTGATACAGCATTATCAGTAGATGATACTAGCTCAGAAGAAAAATTAAATAATGTTCTTACTTCTAAAGTAGAAACTGTAAGCGTTCCTACTCTTGACCATGTAGACCCTGAAAATATA